TTTAACTGCTCCATTAGATTTAAACTGAACCGATGAAAATGGGATGTATTCAACACAAGAATACCATATTAAAGAGTTCTTAATATAATCATCCAAAAGGTCTTGATAATATACAGATAAACTACTAACAGTATTAGCAACTATTTGGTCTTGAAGATATCCGAATAGGACTGTTCCTAATAAGTTCTTTAAGTACTTATCTTGTGCCGTTCTTACGAATGGTAAAAGAGCATCTGCATCAATAGCACCCTGTAATGGAGTGTTCTTAATGATATCGTTTCTGTTTATAAAAAGTGCGTATGCCATAATTAATCGTTATATGTTTCGTATTCTTTGTTGAAAAATGCTTGTGAAGTTCTAACAAAACTTACATTTGGTTGTGGTTCTGATTCTAAAATAGCATCAGATGTTGATTGGTCTTGCGGTTCTTCTTGCGTTGCAGGATTCTCTAATGATTTATTAGTTTCATCTTGTACTTGCTCTACAGACTTACCAGTCTCTTCAGCAGTTTGTGATAAGATTACTAATGGAGTTAATTGTTCAAAGAATAATTCCATTTCATCATATCCACCACAAGTCAAAGCGTAATCTAATGAGTTTAGAATTAAGTTTTGGAATGGAGAGATTGTCATTGTTTGCATAATAGAGAATGCTGTTTTCATCTCCTCTGATTGAGAACTAAAACCATTGTTAATAGTTCTAATACCAAATAATAATGGAGAGGTAACTCTATGAGCAACCAGTATTCTATCTTGTGTATAATCTGCAACATATTGGTATTTCTCATGTAAGTTTTCAATATTAATTACATCAATAGTTGGTTTAGTAGCAGGGTCATCATTAAATGATAACATAAACCTTCCTGCATTATCCGTACCTGTAAACTTAGCTTGAACTAAATCTTCAATCGTTTCTCTTTCTTCAGGTGCTGGAATTCCATTATTGAAGTTCAACATTACTGCAGGTAAGAAACCATTTGTAATATTGTTTATGTGTAAGTTACTAATTTCACCTTCACTCATTGCGAATTGCATTGCTGCTACCCAATCAGGTAGTGAATAATAATATAAACCTGGTGAGTAGTTCTTTATGTAAAGGATTTCACATTTCTCATTTGATGTTTCAAACGCAGGTATTCTCTTTTTATCTTTAATCTTTCTTTGGTCAGACCAATCAGTACAATAGAAATAATTCTCAATCTTTGGATTAGAACTAATTTTCTCTGCTCTTAAATACTGAACAGGTACGTGAAACATTTTAACTATCTTTGTATGTTCATCATTCCAATATACTTGGTATGCTGCATTACCATATAATTTTAAATCAAAGGTTACTCTTTTAGTTTCCTCCTGTGGGATTATCTTTTGAAGAATCTTATCGTATGCTTCATTCTTGCTATACAATCCTTTACCAAATATCAAATCAGCTATACCTTCTATACAGGCACTATTAGTTGTTGATACATTGTAAGTTATTGTAACTGCATCAAAGAAATCATCGTGTCCATAAACACCAAATGGAATCCAATTATAACGTGTTTTAGTATCTTCTGTTATAAAAGGAAGCTGATTATTATTTACATTAACGATAGAGAATTTTTGTTGTTGTTTCATATTATTTCATTATGATATATTTGTTCTCACTAACACTTGATGATATTGGTGGAATTTGGTTTTCGTATTCTGATTTTTCTGCAGATGATGATTTGTATGCCTGTAATGAACCATACCATATTGTATTACCGCCTGTATTAAAATCTAGGTTTGCTGCTCCTGAATTATAAAGTTCTAATCGGTATTCACTACCTACTATTGCCCCACTAATACTTGCAGTAAACCCTAACATACTTTCGTATCCATTATAGGTAACTCCGCTAATTGACATTGTAGTATTTTCCAAAGTATACATATTCTGCATACTCATCGTAAATTGAGATGAAGCAGTTGGTTGCGTTCTAATGGTATATGAATTACTTTGTGATATATAGTATGCTAACATTATCTCGTATTTATCTTGTTCTTATCTAATAATAACACTACATTTGTTAGAAATAGTTAGACATAAAAAAAGGGAACTCTATTGAGTCCCCCTTAATATTTTTATGCTATACTGAATTAAGCAGCTGAACCATAAACTACTGTGTAGTTTGCAGTTAAACCAGCCAATGCATTAGTTGTTGAGCTTCCTGATAAGAATACTGCTGGCAATTGTTCCATACCAGTGAACGTTGCTGAATAACCATAAAGGTCACCCAATGCTGCTCCTGTTTGAATTGTACCTGCAGTTAAATCTGCACCTAATTTCTCCCCAACTAACAATGCATCTCCGTTATTTGTCCATACGATGATTTGAGGTCTACCATATGCCATTAACTTCAATTGAGTTGTCATTTCGTTAGTCAATTTCTTCAAGTTAAGAGTTAACTCTTGTGAGAAGAAAGTTGTACCATTTTCACGAGATGTGTTTACTGTTTCAGTATATGCACTTGTCCCTTTAAGACTATAGAAATAAAGGGTTGAGCCGGATGGAACTGCTGTTAGTTCTCCGCTTCCGTTTTTAGTGAAAGAGCCAGTTGTATAGTTTACGAAGTAGACTCCTTGAAGTCCACCAATCGATTCTTTACAAACTTCTTGTCTTCCAGCTGATAAATTACAAGCCATATCTTTAAGTTTTTAATTTGTTAGTAAATAAAGGGGTGAGTATTCCCACCCCCGTATTAGTTATTTTTTAGTATGCTCCGTAGTATACGATATCAGAACCAATACCGAATTGTGTTCCGGCAGTGTATCTCATTACGATACGGTAGTTTTGAGAACCATCGATGTTGCTCATGTCGATTACCTTAACTTCATTGTAGTCAGAAAGTAAACCTGTTCCGAAGAATAAGTTAGATTTTTGAGCTGCAACGATTTTAGATGCTCCTAAACCTGGACACATTACGATTTCAATACCATTAAAGTTCATTGGTTTTTCACCAACGTTTAATTGATTGTTGAAACCATTAGCTCCAAGACCTGATGCTCCACCACCTGCTAATGCTTGTTGGTAGTTTTTAGCTACACCTGTACCTACATATAATAATAAGTCTTGCTTACCATATACTGTATTAGGAATAGTTTCTACTACTGAAGCTAAAGTAGCGATTACGTTAGTTGATGTAATAGAGCCAGAGATAATTGCTGATGAACCACCTGTTACTCTTGCTGGTAATACTGCTGATGCTCCACCTGCAGCTACTGATGCTGATAATGCTGTTTGGAAACCAATAAATGAACCATTAGTTGCCGTTCCTTGCCATATAGCTGTTTCAGTTGCTTCTGCAACTTTACCACCTACATAAGATACCAAGAAATCATTGAAAGATTTAGGAATCTCATCAAATGCTGAGAAGCCTAATTGCATTGCATTCCAAGATGCTACAAATTCTTGCTTACATAATAGTAAGTTAACTTGTAATTCTTTTGGAGTTAATACTTGTTCAGAGATAGTTACACTACCTGAAGTTGTGAAGTCGCAAGATGCATCTTGTACGATACCTGCAACATCTAATTTTTGAATTACACTTTTGTACTTAACATTCGGCATAATGGTAACATATTTGTTATCCAATGTTGCTGCCGATAACAACGCTGCTGCGATATAGCCTGAAGCTGCCTCACCTGCGTAGGTTGTGTTTGATACAGTAGGAAGTGCGAAATTTTGTTTAAGTTTCATTTTCTTTTCCTTTTTTGAAATTGATTAATTAATTAGTTATATAATTTAGATAAGAAGGTAGATTGGTTATCTCTGCCTACTATTCTTTTATTCTTTGTATTTGAAGAGAACTTTAATGGAGCCGCTTCAATTGGAGCACCATCTAATTTAGGTAACTCTTCTTCTTCTTCATCTGGCTCTGCACTCATTTTAATTCCTTCTACTTCTTGTACTACTTCCGATGCTACTGGAGGAAACATTGTTTCTTCCATCTTAGCTATTTTAGATTCCATCTCTTGGATTCTATATTGCATCTTTTCCATCATCTTACCCAACTCTATTTCAACAGTTGGTTCTTCATCTTCTGGCATATTAGTATCTTCTGGTATTGCTTCTGCAGTATCAGTTTCTTCAGCCATCTTCATTGTGCCTGATTCTACTGAACCTTCTGCAGTAGGTACTTCGTTTACTTTATCTTTTGTACCTGCTTGAGGAATATCTTCAACAGGAACATCTTCTAATTCAACGTTTTCTCTTTCAACGATTTTACCGTCTTTAGTGATTACTTTGATTATTACTTCTTTACCTTCTGAATCTCTTAATGCGATTTCGTGCTCACCATCTGGTGCTGGAGTTTTAGTACCATCTTCTGATACCACTTCAACATCTTCGCCTACATCAAATGTAGGAGATTGTAAAATTGTTCCATCTGCTGTTCTTGCATCAGTCAAAAGAACTTCTTCTGATGATAAAAGACCTAAAATCTTATTTAATACGTTTTTTGCATTCATATCTAATTGTTTATATTGTTAATAACATTGGTTGTTTAAATTATAGTTATTTTTATGTAGAGAAACTTTGAGCAAATACTTTATATACTTGTCTTATTTGTTTTGCTGTTAATATTTTTGGATATTGTAAATATGCCATAATCCTTGAAGAGAAGTTATCAGATGTGTATCCACTTCTAAAAGGAAATTTAAATGTTTGAGTTGCGCTAGTTACTCTTGTTATGGTTGTTGTATTTGTTATTGGTGCACTTTGATTTAAGTAAAGATTACTAACACTTGCCCCATTAGATGTATATGTAATTGTATTCCAATCATTTCTACCTTCAGCAGAACCTGTTTGTAAAACAGTGCCTCCAAATAAATCGTCAAATTGTGTATTAGAACTATTGTATGCACCTGCATATACATTATTAAATGCAGTTAAATTAATATATAAAGAATTTGCAGTTGGACTAACTGCTCCTACTCCTGGGAATCCCATTTCTCCACTATTACCTAATGGGTCATTTGGTCTATACACAAAAATATTTGTTTCTTGTTCCGTAGATTTCCAATCCCATTGTACATAATTTGTACCTGCACCTGCTTGTCTTTTAAATACTACTGTTCCTCCGTAATCAGTTGTTAGAGTTGGATAAAATGCACCTGGATTATTATAAGGAATAAGTGAGCCTGTTACATTTGCACTACCTACATTATATACTATACGAGAAGAGTTAAATGCAGATGTACAAATTGGATTACCAAAGTCAAATATAATATCTGCTCCTAATGGGTATTCATATCTTCCAAAGAATACTCTTTCAGTACCACCCTTTATAAAATTTTGAAATATCATATTATACAAATGTATATGCCGGAACTACAAAAACACTTGATGTAGTTACTGCTGTGAATGAAAGAATATCTATACTACCTGAATTAGATGGAACATAAAACGAACCAGAAGGTTGTTTTACATTTGAACTAAATGATGCCGTTGCTGCACCTGCGGTATTAATTACTAATGTTGCAGTCACACCTGGTTGAGGATTGATTACATTTATATTTGTATTACTTGCAATTGTTAAAGTAAAATAATTTGCTGCACTTAAATCAACACTTGCAGTTGAACTTACTATACTTGCTGATATTACATTACCATATGCACTACCTGTTATAGTTATACTGCCTGTTATATTTGTACTGCCTGATACTACTATTGGTGTTGTAAATGTTGTTCTACCGTCGGTATATTCAAGTCCTTTTTGAAATTGTATAGGTGCATAATAACCACCAAGTTCTGCACTTCCTGAAAAAATGAATATAGATGGATTTGTTACACTTGCTACTAAACCACTTTGTGCTGGACTTGCAGCAATACCAATTCCATGACTACCACTAGTCTGTCTAATGTTATTTCTACCAAATGTAGCAGAAGATGATTGTGCATTTGAAGTAATTACCATTTGAATATTACCCATCGCAACTTGTCCGCTTGAACCTGAACTTGTGATAATACCAGTTATACCCATTGCTCCTGTAACTATTAAGTCTGTAGCTGCAGATGAACTAATAAGTAAACTACCTGTGATAATTTGATTACCATTAAATGAGTTAGAACCTGTTGTTGCATATCCACTTAATAATGTATTTGTAGATGCAGTATAAGAATTAAAGGATGATGTATTTAATTTTGTATCAAGTGAAACTACTAAACTTGCACTAAGTGATTCTAATTGTGCATCGGTTGCAAATGTATTATCTAATGAAGATGAAAAGTTTTGTAAAGCAATAATAGATGCGGTTGCACTTGCATTATAAGTTATTTGAGATGCAGTGAAATCATTTAAATTACTTATAGATGAATTCGTAGAAGCAGTATAAGCATTGAAAGATGATGTACTAACTCTTGTTGTATCACTTAATAAAGATATAGTTGCTATTGCACCACCTACATTAGCTACAACACTTGCAGTCAATAAACCATCAAAATATAATCTTGTTGAATATCCTTGTACTATACCTGCTGAACTGATTTGATTTACACTACCTGTAAATGCTATTACTTGATTTAATGCAGTATTGGTTGTTGCAATACTTGCTGATAGAGATTGTGTTGCTGCATTATACCCACTATTGATTGTTAATTGAGATGCTGTAAAAGCATTTAGATTAGTAAATTGTGGTTGTTGTGATGAAGTAAATGTATTTAATGCACCTATTGATACGTTCCAACTTCCTGAATTAGTATTATATTGGGTTTGATTAACTGTTGAGTCAATCATATCAGTATTAAATGAACGAAGAATTGCCGGTGTGATTGCACCTGCATTATTATTTGGAAAATCGGTATTGTTTGCTACCAATAAGGCTTGCTTCGATATTTCTGCCATGATTTATGTTTATATTTTATAAAATTACTTCAAATCCATCACTAAACCCATCAGAGAATCCACCTCTAGCTTCTCTAGCTACTTGCGTTTGTCCAATCCCTTGCTGCATTAACGCTCCTTTACAACACTTAACATCGTATGTATCTTCCTCTAAACATAGACAACCTTGTCTACTATTCTTTGGAGAACTCAAACCACGCGTAGGTCCAAGGTAAATGCCAGAGTTATTCTCTCTATTTACCGAGTATCTTAAATTGCCGTTTCTACTATTAGACCATCTACCCATTTAGTTCCGTTTTAGTAATAACATTAAAAGATATAAAAATGATTATCGCCCAATGTTTTTCATTGCTTCATTGTGCATTAACCTTTCTAATTCGTTTTTATCAGTCTTAAATGCCAAATATAATAAGCATTTTTCTAATGGCTCTTCTACTACCTTATCTATTTTGAGAATATCCCCTTCTGCCAATTCAACAATTGCTGAATAAGACCCCCACTTCTTGCCAAAGTTGACTTGATGTTGGGTGGAAGTTCCATTGCCATCGAAGAGTTCAGGGTAGAATTCAATAAGTCCATTGATAAATTTAACAAAAAAAAAAGTGCTCCAAAGTGTATATCCATACCTACGTTAAGAAACTTTGCAGAGTTATCTATACCTGTGTATGTATCAATAGAATACATTTCACCTTTCTTATGCTTTACCGGTCTATATAAGATAGACATTATGTTTGCCCAATTCTTATCGATTGCCATTGTTTGGTATTTGGATATATCTACATAAGCACCATATGCCATTTTAGATAGGTTAGGTTCGAATCCATATTCTATACCATCGATATTTATAACACGTTTCAAAGGAATATCCATTCCATTTGTAAATAGGGCTAATGTATCTCTTATCTCTGAATATGTTTCAACAGGTATTGCATTTAAATACTTTAAGTCTAATCCACATAAGTGATATAACATAATAGCAGTTACTGCTGCATCATCATCCTTATATGTTTCTAAATCCGTTTGTAACTCTAAATACTTTTTTAAACTAATACCTGTCCAATCAGTTGGGACTTTAATTTCTATTTCTTTTATCATATGTTTACATTTGTGAATTTAACATTGTTAATTGTAGTGATGCCAATTGGAATTTTAAAGTGGCTACTTTCCTTTCTTCGTTTTCTAACTTTGCTTGCATTGCTATAATGCCGGCACGTAAATCTTCATTAGTTGCTCTTATCTCTTGTGCAAACATAATGAGTTCTTTTAATTCTTCTTTTGTCCACACTTGGTTAGTGTCGGTAGCTTCCGATTGTGATTGCATATTGTCCTTTCTTTTGTGCTTTTTGTGATAACTTCATCATACAACAATACCTTGCTGCATCTATTAAGTGGTCTAATCCTCCTTCAGGTGTATCAGTTACATAACCATATTTGTCAGATGCGTATTGATAGGCATACATCTCATTGATTAGATTTTGTGATTTGTTATTAATGAATATTGTAAAGTTTTGCATTACTGATATACCAAACTTAATTGAATCCTTTCCTTTGGTTACAGGCTTAATGTTAAACCCACTACGATATAATTCCTCTATCAATCTCGGTTCTGCACTATCTGCCCATATCTCTTCAGACTTTGATATATCTAATGCTCTTAACTTATCTGCTATATCCTTTGTTACCAATCCCTTTTCATAAAGTAGTTCTTCCAAGTATATTCTATCACCACTCCTATATACCGCAACAAGTGCAGTAGGGTCAGAACTAAAGCCAAAGTCAATCCCAAAACCCACAAAATCAGCATCGAACTCACCACAAGTATCGAAATTAAATATCGCTTTATCATTCGGCGCAAATTCACCTTTACCATATATCTTCCAATATTTAGGGTTCTTAATTTCTAATTCCTCAATTGCCTTAACCATCTCTTCAGGCAAATATATGTTATCCTTATAATTCGTTGTAAACCTTTCACAATCTACCATTGTTCTTAACCAATGGTAAGGCGATATAGTAGGGTTATAAGCTAGAATTATTTTACCTGATGTTCTGATACTCAATTGGAAATAACTCTCTTCATCTATTTCAGATGCTTCATCAATAAAAAGAATGTCAGACTTTAGTCCTCTTAGCTTCTCGGGGTCATCTGAATTAATAAACTGAACTGAACTATCACCTAATCTATAAATCCTATCACTAATGTTAAAGTCATTCTCATTCCAAATATCCAATCCTTTTAGTATATCCGTAAAATCCTTTATTACTGTTCGTTTAAGCGATGGTATTGTTCTCCTTACTATTGTTATGGTCTGCGGTGTTTGAAGCGCTTGTACGATAAGGAATTGAATAATAGCGTATGTCTTACCACTTCTCGTTCCTCCGATGTGTTGAGTGACTCTACTTTTTGATTCTAATAGATTCTCAAATGTAACTGTAGTATTTATAGTAACATTCATTATTTGTAACTATTGTAAGCATGTTTACCTTCAAATCCTATTTCATGCAATAAAGATTCTACTTCATGCGCTTCATCTCTATTTGTTGTTTTATATAATATAAGATGATTAGTAATATCTCTTCCGTTTGTTTTATGTTGTCGAAGTCTATGTTGTAAATTATTAGTTACACCAACATATTTACAATCTTCTAAAAGATAAACAATATGGTAACCATCTTTAGTAGA